CCTCTTCCAATCGCAGATGTTTCGCAATTTTCCAAAGCTGAAGTTTGATTTATTTTGGATGCAGATCTTTTCTCTTCTGCATGACCAGTAGCAAGATGTTTATCATCAATAAAAATGTCTGCTGACATACAAACACTATCTTTGTCCATGTGTTGTATTTTTGAAATGATGTCTAAAGAACATCCTAATGCTCTTCTTGCTAAAGCTACTCTTAATGCAACTGTTGCATAAGATTTGCCATGTATTGAAATTGTTTGTCCATTCAATGATTTTTTAAATTCATTGAGTGCTAAAACTAATTTGTCTTTTATATCAGCCATATTGTTAGTCCTCCTATAATTAAAATTAAAAGAACCGATAAAATTTTTCTTTTAACTTGTTGCTTTTGTTGGTCCAATTTTCTTTGGATGTAGAAATCGTTTATGTTCATGATAACTTCCATAATAGTTTTGCTTCTTTTAATAATTCTGGTGGCATTCCATTCCAGGCAAAAGGATGATCTAGGTTCATATCCATTAGACCAGCAGCTCCTTCAATTATTTCTTCTCTAGTAAGATCTTGAAATAAAGTAAGAATTGCTTCTCTTCTTTTGAAAGTATTAAACATAATTTGTAAATTTCTTTTCATGCCTTCAATAGTTAAATGATGGCAGTTGGTACTATCAAAAATAGTGTAACCAGTTTTAGTTGCGTAAAGTAAGTAAGCTGGAACTTTGAAATTAAAGTGTGCAGCATAGGTAGCAACTTGAACACAATGATTAAAGCTAGCGGTAGCTGGAACAGAGGAAACAAGAAAACTCCTATTACCATCCTTTTTAATTTTGCCAAGACGAGACCATTTAGTTTTAAGTTCAATAATCTTATGAGGAAAGGCATCCGCTTGGGATGTCGGAATAGCCTCTGTGAGAGACGTACCGAACTCATGATTATTAATGCTCATACCATAGTCAAAATCAATACGACCAACAGTAGGTAATAACGGAGAGAAAAAACCTCCTGGCTGATCGATTGATATTTGTCTTTCGCAAGTAACAGGACTTGCCACCGCTAGTTCTTTTAATCCAGATAAAGCATTATTAATTACTTCTGGAATTTCCTCTAAATATCTTTGCTTCTTATCGCTATCCTTCTCATCGTTAGGAACATAGTCTTTTAATTTTTCTATCTCTTCCTGGAGAGCTGCATCTTTTGTAATTTTTTCGTTTTTAGTTGGTTTAACTTTTTTAATGGTAGGATGTAATTTATAAATTGTATCTGCGTAAATTCTTTGAAGAACTTCTCCAACAATTTTTCCGCTTTCCATAGCTGCATTAGATGGAAGAAATTCTCTTCTCATTTTTTGGTCCATGAAAATATATTTGAATAACCAGGCTGCATCTGGAATTACAAATTGAGTTGGTGAGTAGTGATTGATTTTTAATTTTTGTGCAAAGAGAGGAAGTGTTCTTTGTAAGGCTGCTTCTAAAGGATCTTTAACTTTTGTATCGTTTGCTGTGTTTGATTTTATTATCATATAGAATGATAAATAATCTAATTGTCTATTAATGCAATGGTAAATAGACTAGCAGTCTATAATGACTTACGATCTTTTCAGTTCGATCACTTCAGCTGTTTTAGTTTTTTCAGCTACTTTTTTCTTATAGGTCTTAACTAATCCAATGTTGTTCTTCTTGTAATGTTCTAAATCTGACATCCAGAAACCAGCGATGCCATGTAGATAGGTTCTTTTTGGTATTGAACTTTCATGCATTGTGCAACTTTCTGTGTATCTATATTTTAATTCTCCAACAGTCATATAAACAAACTCTGCTGCTTCTCCATGATTTAATCTATATTCAATTTTACTAGTTGCTGGATTTATTTTTTTCTTCATGCTCTTTTTTTCTTATCTTTAAAATCTTTAATATCTAACAAGCCGCCAGGTCTTTGATCTGAATAAAACAAAGATCCAATTCCAGAATATAAATTTTTCTTGTCTTGCTCTTGTAATTTTTTTTCAAATTCTAATAACTGTCTTTTATGTCTGTCAATTTGTTGATCAATTTCTTTTTTAAGTTTATGTTCCAATTCATGAGCTTGTTTTTGTAAAGTTAATTCTTTAATTTTCATTTGCTCAACCATTTTTAATTCAGCCATCCTTGTTGTCTTAAGAATATCATCATTAGACTTAAATAATTTTGAAGAATGCTTATCTTTTTTAATTTGAGTTGGATTTACAATTCCAACAATAGGAGAGGCAAAAGATGGAGTAATATTATTAATAATTATATCTCCTTGAGATTTAGGCAAACTATCTCTTGCATAAGGATCTGGATTTAATAATTTAGTTTTACCTTTATACTGTTCTAAAATTCCAATGAAATATCTTTGCTTTTCTCCAAATCTTAATTCTTTCATTAACTCATCATCGGTATCATCTTCATCGCCAACAATAGATAATCTTCCTAAACAATCTTGTTTAACATCCGATGTTGCATAATAAAATAAAACCATTCCATCCAAATAAGATCCAGGAGAATTTACTTTAACTGCTTTAATATCTGGTCTGTAAATATCTCTAGGACAAACAACATATTCTCTCTTATCAGTTACAGTTACACATTCGCCAGGATTAAAAGGCATGTCATGATCTTTAAATTTTAAAAAATCTACTGTTGACCAAATTGGAATTTGAGGAGCTGCAAATAAAATATCTGCTGGATCGCAACCAAAAAATTTAGCATAAGCAAAAGCATGATCTCTTGTAATTTCTCTTTGACCTTTCATTTGCTTTGATACCATTGAAATATGCAATCCAACTTTTTCTGAAATTTCTGAAATATCTTTTGTTGAAGATCTAATTTTATCTGCAAGGATTTGATTTGGATTTTGATAATTAAAAAAACCTAAATCAATAATTTCTTTTTTGTCTTTGTTGATTTTAACTTCTACTTGTTTGTTGCCAATCACTAAATCCGCTTTCTTATTTTTAGTTGGTATCTTTAACTTATCTCTGGATTTTCTGGCAATAGCTTGTCCTAAAAGTGTATTATCTATGGAGAATACAAAATCTAATTTTGCCTGTGTCCAAGCTTCTCTAAAATCTTCTAATCTATTATCTGGTAATCCTTTTAATACTTCTGAATAAACAAAATCAGAGTTACCATTAAATTTTCTAATAATAGTTTCATTATTTTTAACTAACAAATGTAATTGGACCATTGCTTTTTTATTTGCAAAAAATATTTCGTAGTGATCTAATTCAAAATGCTCTCCTCTATTCAATGGTCTTGGAGACCATGATTGGACCATTTCAGTTGCAGATTGTGGGACTTTTAAACTCATATTTTATATAAGAAACTATATAACACTTTGTCTGCGAATTACAGCATTTATAGACTGCTGGTCTTGACATTATATCTGGGTGAATTATAGAGTTTTAATGGCTAGAAATGAGCAATATCCAGGAGTTTTAAAGACACCTTACTCAATTTGGCATAGAAACCAACATAATGGCATAGCTTATAGCGATATTGATAAGATTTCACAATGTCCAGCATGTGGAAAAGCCTTGTTTTTAGCGGATCTAATCTTCAATGCTAATAACCAATATAAAACAAAGCCTTTTTATACAAAGAGGATCTATTTAGAAATTGCAACAGCTCTACAAATTCCGTTTTTTGAATTGTATTACACAACAGAAGGCAGAGCAGATAATGGTCCTTTACAAAGTCTCTCTGTTCGAAGAATAGCACCATCTAAAGGAGATCTACAACACATCGATTTAGATAAGTGGTTACAGTATTTAGAATTTAAGGTCCAGGAACATAGCAAGGTTTGCCAATCAAAAGATTACTTACTCAAAAGAATTACTGAAGATAACGAACACAATAAAAATTTTGTAAGGAGGAATGATTATGTCAAAGTTTTATCTAACAGATCCTAATATTATTAATGCAGCATTGACCGATCAAGAGTTTAGAATTTATCATTACTGCTGTTCAAACTATAATGTCAAAAAGAAATCTGCCTATATTAGAATTGTAGATATAGCTGGTCTATTTCAATTAACTAAAAAAGAAGTTGAAGAGCTGCTTATTAAATTAAGTCAAACAAAGGTCAACGATTTGCCATTAATAAGTATGAAACAAGAGAAATATATTTCTTTTGATATGCCAAGCCATAAAAAATTTATAGAAACTTTAGGATTTAAAAAATATTCAAATCAAGGTTTTAGAACTTTAAATGGTCATTTTAAACAGATCAAGCAAGCTCAACAAAATGTAGTTACTAACTATTTATATCCAGGTCTGGACCAATGGGATGTCACAGAGAAGTTACAAAAATTATCAGCAGAAGAATTAAGTAAAGTTAAACCAGAACAATTACAATATCCTTGGATCTTAAAAAATGTCAAAACTAAATAGAGAAATAGATCAATATCTTGAGGTAAAAGCTAACATTGTAGCAATACTTGCAGATGCAGCTATTGCAGAAAGATTTATTAAAGCTCCTTCAAATAAAAATGTACCTAGTATGTATCAGTTACTTGAAACTCATTATGACAAAAGAGATTGGGGTTATCATACAGATCCTAAATTAAAATTAAGAGGTACTCCAAGGCAAATGCAAAACTATGATACAGCAATAGAACTGTTATTAATGATTAATACTGACATAGATAAAGATCCAGTATTGATGAGAAAGATTTCCTGGATGAGAGCTAACAGAAACAAGTGGACTGTGATTGGAAAGTATTTTGGTATTCATAGAACAAGTGTAAAGCGAATGTATGACAAAGTATTAGATAAGCTATCAAATAAAATTATTGCTGATAGTGTTGACATACTAGACAAAAAGTTTAACTAATTACTTAATCCTCAAATATTTTTATAAATAAATCCTCATAGGATAAAATATTATAAAATAATAATTGAAAAGTTATCTAGCAGCTGTAAAATAGTAGTAACTGCTTTAAAACAGAATAATAGAAGCTGTTGGAACTATTTTTTTTTCTCTTTTTTTTTCATACAGATAATAACTACAATGAAATTCAAACTGCCTTGCGAAACATTAACGAAACAAGGTAAGCGACCTTGTAGAGCTCCAGGAATAGTTTGTAAGAATGGTAGAATACGATGCAAAGTGCATGGTGGTAAATCTACTGGACCTAAAAGCAAAGAAGGCAAAGTAAGGTCTGCCAATAATATTATTAAATATAATGACCAAAGAGCTAGTAATAAACGACAGATTAACGACTAAAATCTGTACTGAATTAATGAATGGTATTCCTCTTGCTAGACTTGCAAGACAAAAGGATATGCCAAGCTTAACAAGAATTTACAAAGAGATTACAAATAACAAATCATTCCTTGCAAAGATAAACGAAGCTAGACGCATCGGTGCTCAAACTTATATTGAGAATGCAATGGATGAACTTGAACATGCTGACAATCGAAACATAATGATTGTTAGAGAGAAGGTAGGATTAGCCAAGTGGTTAGCTTCTAAACTAATTCCAGTATATGGAGATAGACAAGAAGTTAAGACTGATACTACTATTGAGATTAAGTGGAATACTTCAGATAATAAAACAGTTGATGTTACTCCGAATGATGTAGAGATCGGTATTGTAAAGGACAAGTAAAGTTGGTCCTTGCGTCATGAGGTTTGGTTATAGATAAGTAATTCACTAATATTCACTACCTCTCTTAAATTAAATAAGTAAATACTGGTTAGAGTTGTTGACTGTCCATCAATTATTAATGTTTTCTCCAGGAAAAGCTTTTTAGTTTCCGTAGAAATAGACCACACCACAAAAATGGTAGGCGGTATTTAATACATATAATCACAGGTGCAACACACAGACACATTTAGATGGCTAAAAGAATTAAAGATAAGTTTAAAAATATATCAGCTTACAGCTTCACTACATACAATAATGAATTAGTAGTTAGCTTTGATGGCTTTGAAGACCAAGATGATATTATAGAATTTGCTGACTTTGTATTTGCAAAGATACAGATGAGATATTGGCATACAGATAAAGTTCCGACTTTTCACTAATGCAAGTTACAATACCTTATACTCCAAGAAAGTCTCAAGCCTATATCCATGAACAACTAGATAAGTTTAGATATAGCTTACTCTGTTGTCATAGAAGATTTGGCAAAACTGTTTTGTGTATTAATCATTTAATCAAAGCAGCGATGACAAGTAAAAATCATCAACCAAGGTATGCCTATATAGCTCCGACTTATAGCCAGGCAAAGAAGATAGCTTTTGATTATTTAAAACATTTTACAAAAGGTATTCCAGGAACAAAGTATAACGAAACAGAATTAAGATGTGATTTTGTAAATGGTGCTAGAATTACTTTACTGTCATCTGAAAATCCAGATAGCATAAGAGGAATTTATTTAGATGGATGTATTATAGATGAAACTGCTCAAGTTAATAGTGAGCTGCTTTCAGAAGTAATTACTCCAGCCTTATCTGATAGGAAAGGTTTTATGTGTTTAGTAGGAACTCCTAAAGGAATGGCAAATCTTTTTTATGATTATTATCAGAAAGCTCAAGGAGATCCAAAATGGTTTCTTTATATAGCAAAAGCAAGTGAAACAAAGATTGTTGACGATGAGGAGTTAGCAGCAGCTTTGACTGTGATGGGTTCTCAAAAATACGAACAAGAATTTGAATGTTCTTTTATCGGCAATATTCAAGGTTCTATATATGGAGATGTTATTGCTTCTTTGGAAGACAAAAAACAAATATCAAGAGTTCCAGTAGATCCTAGTTATCCAGTCAATGTAGCCTGGGATCTTGGTTATAACGAT